GGCCGAAGCCCCGGGAAAACCGTCAGCCGCTGATCCGGCAGGCCAGCTCGGGATAGAGCGACTTCCAGGCGTAGGCGACATCGAAACGCATGATCATCTTGTCGTTCGTGATGTCGTAGCCGGCGATCACCCGCATGGCGTAGTCCTTGTAGACCTTGCGCGCCGCGTAGTGCACGCCACCCGGCAGCGGGAGATCCGCCATCGCCAGCGTGAACGCGGTCTTGTGGAACGCGAGGTTCTGCGGGTCGCCGCCGGCAGCGGCCGTCGAGGATCTGGTCAGGATCGTGATGGCCTGCGCGTCGGTCGGCGAGGCCGTGACGGTCTGGAACGCGCCCGAGGTCGTGATCGCCGGGAAGATCGGCAGGGTTGCCGTCACGCCAGCGGTGGACGCCGTGGTGTCCGCGGTGACCACAAACTGCTGCAGCGCCCCGGTGCTCACGCGGCTCTGCGGGTTGACCGCATAGCAGCCGGCCATCGTGAACACGGTCCCGGCCTTGATGGTCGTGGATGCCGTCCAGCCGTTGATGTTGACGGTGGTGCCGGTCTGCGACGCACCGTTCACCGCAGGCGTCCCAGCCTGAGCGCCGCCGATGTGGTTGTTCACGTTCTGGTCCATGGCGATCTCTTCATAGCCCAGAGTGTTCAGCCCCATCATGCCCTTGGTGAACTGCGCCTGCACCTGCTGCGAGGCATGGAACAGGCCCTTGAGACCGTCCACGAGCCCGGCATTCGCGGCCGGGTTAACGACGCAGTACCGCTCTTCCACGGGCGCCGCCATCTCGGAAAGCTTCTGGTTCGCCGCCAGCATCACGGCTGCCGTGGAGGGCGTGGTGCCGGCCGTGCCGACCCAGTTCGGGACGTTGACGTACAGGCCGAGTCCGTCGTAGTCGATCTTGTTGGCGATCGTCGCGATGGCGGGCTTGAGCTTCCTCTCGGTGAAGTCGCGCCACGCGAGGTCGTTGCTCAGGGTCTCCAGCGAGGTGACCTCGAGGTCGACGCCGCCCTGCGCGATCGGGCCGATAGTGACGCTGGTCTCGGTCGTGTTCTGCGCCGAGGCCGTCGCGCCACTGCGCCAGGTGTAGCGCGGGGGCTTCTTGACCCGCAGGGTCAGGCCGATCTTCTCGTTGGACTGGTTGAACTCGTCGCTGTACTGACGATCCACGAGGTTGCCCATCACGCACTGGTTCTCCAGCACGGACAGCGCCTTGTTCAGGACTCGATCGGTGACGAGAAAGGTGTTGGTTGCCATGATGCCGTCTCTCCATGTTTCCGAGGCGGCATCTGGCGAGAGTTACTTGCGTGCGTCTCGCCGCGTAGTCGGGTTGCTGCAGATTGATGAATCGCTAGATTTGCGCCTTAAGCCAGTCTTCCCACGCCGAGAGAATGCCCTTGCAAAGCCGAATCACCTGCTCGTGCAGCTTTCGAGTCGCAGGGCTCACCCGCGCCCCCGTCTGCTCTGCTTGCGATCCCACGCAATCCATGCTTCGGTGTTCTTCGGGTCCGGCTCACCGCTGGACCGTCCGTTCGCCGCGCCGGAGTTGATGGGTGGCGGCAGTTCTTCCTTCTTGACCGTCGCCTTCGCCTTCAGTTCTGCCCGCAATTCGCCCAGCGTTGCCGTGATTTCCACCGGATTGCCGGAGAGGTCCGCGACTCGCGCGGGGTTCTTCGCGAGGTAGTAGAGCAGTTCGGCACCGTCCTTCAGGTTCGCGAGCAGAACGCGCGCTTGCTGAGGGAGTTCCGGAGCCACCGCCTCCACCACCACATCGAAGTCCGCGTACTTGGTCTGCGCAGCCGCCAAGGACTTGTTCCACGACTCGACGCGAGCCTGCGACTGCCGCTTCGCGTCTTCGTCGCGCTGGCGCTTGGTGCGCGCCTCGTCTTCTTCCTTGATGACCTGCCGCGCTTCGTACCTCGCCAATTCCCTCGTGTACTCGGGACTGAACTCCCCACCGGGATACTTGCTCGGGTCCGGTGCGCCATCAGTCTGCTGCGACTGAGCGTTGCCGCCCAGCAAGCGTTGCATGAGTTGCGTCCGTTCCGACGCCTCCCGCTCCGCTCTTGCCTCTGCATCCCGTGCGCGCCGCCGAAGCTCGGCAAGCTCGCGTTTCAGCCCTGGGGGCGTGGTGTCTTCCCGCTTCTCCTGCTTCTCGCCTTCCGTGCCTGCGGTCTGCTCGGTCGGCGTGCCGGTGCCCTCGGCCGGCTTTTCGGGCGTGGTCCCGGACTGTTCCGCTCCGGTTACGGTTTGTTGCTCGACTTCGTTGCCTTCGACGTCCATTTGCCTAGCTCCAAGCTAGTTGACCCGGATGCCGTCCGGTGCAGTCACGCGAACTTCAGGCGCGCGAGGTGCTGCACGCCTGCCGTGAGGTAGGGATGCCCGATGCTCTCGTGCGACGGGTATCCGAAGAGCGCCTTGGTCTGGCCGCTCATGCTGCGAATCTTGTCCTTGGGCAGTGCGTTCCACACCGCGTTCATCGGGAAGTGGTAGGGCGATTTCCCGTTGTCGAGCTTGTCGTAGAAGTGGCCGCTGCCGTCCATCGGCACACCGGCCAGGATGATCGACTCGTAGCCGATCTCCAGCGCGATCTTGGTCGCGAAGTAGCCCGTGTAGTCGTGCGGCCGGAAGTCCCATACGTGATCGACTCCCTCCCCCGCCTCGCTCGCGTGCGTCTGCGGGCGCTTGGGCTGGATGTCGCGCTTGTGCCAATCCCACATCCGCAGCGCCGGCCCGAAAAAGTCGTGATGCACGCTCACCCAATGATCCACGCGGATCGGCAGGAAGAGCCCCGCATAGTTCAGCGCCATGACGTCGTGGTCCCACCTGCCTACTGCGTCGAGGTCGGACCATAGGGTGCTGGCGGAGCCGCAGATGAGGAGGCGTTTCATGCCACCGCCTGCGGCTGCGTCAGGCTGCGATACCACTCGGACGGAGTAAGAATATCGATCTCTCCGGCCGCCCGTTTTTTCACCATGAGATCGAGAAACGCCGTCAGGTCGTCGATGTAGACGGTCAAGTTGTTCCCGGTCGGGCCTGTTGCGCCGCCAGTGGTATTCACATCGTGCGCGAAGAACCAGCACGTGGCGCCATACACTCGCGGCGCGTTGAGCAGGCCGAGCAACCGGGAAAGGCTCGTAGGGTTTCCTAGGTCGGCTGCGCCCATGTGCAGAGGTTCGTCCGCGCCGCCGTACGCCGTGCCGATGCTGCAGAAATTCTTGTACCCGCGCGCCGCAACATACCCTCTGGAGCCCAACGCTGCCGTGAGGTACGGATTCATTGCGTTTTCCGGCGCAATGAACATCCGGCGCGTGATGCTGTCGACGACGCCTTCCTGCTCCATGGTTGCAAGACAGCCGTCGACCTCAGTGACGATCGTGGCCTCCGAAGACACCGTGCCGAGAGAGACGTGGTTGGCGCCGTGGTTGATGCAATCCCAGCCAAGCGCGTTCCATTGCCTCGCAAGAGCCCAATTCGATTCGTAGGCACCCGCCGAGTTAAGAGCGAGGTAGCCAGTGATGTCGCGGGCCTGCAGAAGTGGGAGCGCGTTGTCCGTCAGCGCCTGCGTTACCTGGTCGAACCCGAACAACACCGCAGGACGACTGCGGGCATCCTTGACTATGGCGTTGACCCACACGGTGGCGCCGGACATATTCCCGAACCACAACACGAGATGCGATGCGGTACCGCCAGTGCACGGGTCAGTCCCGGATACTGTCCATCCGGTAGAGCCCGTGCCGCTGGCGTTTGTGGCCCCAGTCTCGTTGGTGTGGAATGGCAGAACGTTCCATTGATTCCAGCGCAGATGATTTCCAGCGAAGCTGCACACGCGATAGTTGGTGGAGATCGAGAACGAGTTGGAGATGTACAAATCGACGTAGGCCGTCGTCCCGCCGTTCTGCGTCCCGTTCGGGCTTTGCAGGTAGACCCACACTCCGTAGACACCTGGTATGCTGACGTCGAACGTCGGGCCGGTGACGTTGCGCAGCCCGCCGCCAGTGTTCCCGGTAAGCGTGCACTTCGTGGACGCAGAGACGACCTTGGACTTAGCGGTGTCAGCGGTAGAATCCTTCGTCAGCTCTGACCCGAGCACGGCCGCCACCGAAGGGTCAGCGTACGACCGTATCAGCGTCCCGGCCTGCGTCACGCGGTTGCGCGGCATAGCCGCAAACGACGAAGATGCAGGAGCCCCCGACCACGCCGGAGGATTCGCACTGAATGCCGGGAACGATGTCATGGGATGGCGTAGGTTACGACTACCTTGTCATCATCACCGGCAGTGCTGCAGGTGACGGTGAGCGCGCCGGCAGCGTTCAGGGCAAAGTCGAAGTTGCGCTCGCCGACGAACCCGATCGGAAGCGTGTAGGATTTCGCTGTTCCTGTTTCGTCGACAAGGCCTGCGATAACGCAAGTCCCTGCAAGCGCCGTGTGAGCTTGGACGCGGATAAGTTGCCGGTCATTGGCGACCGACGATCCTCCAATCGCTACGGCAGACGTTGTGCTGATCACCACCGCAGAAACCGTTCCAGGCCGCACGGGGACCCATGCGTTCGTCGAGCTGGACGGGTTGCGCAGGCCGGTGATGTTGTTTTGTTCCGCGACATGTGCGTTTCCGTCATCTCCCTGCAATTCGACTGGCGCCCCCGTCGTCGGGTCATACAGCGCCAGCCCTCGCGTCAAGTCGATTTGGTTCTTCGCAGCCGTGGTAATCGTCATCGCTTCGCCCCTACGCCGCCATGAGCAGCAACAGTTTGCGTTTGTTCGCCTCGCGCCGCTGCGCGCGGTCCCGTTCCAGGCTGTCCTGCACGCGCCGGGTGACTTCGCTCCAGTCGTACGCATCCAACCGCCCCGGCGTCACCGTCCCGACGTCCACAGGCGGCGGAGTGATCGATAGAAGCGCCGCCCGGCGCAGCAATATCGACATAGCTACTCAAAGTAACCATTCACCATGACCAGACCGCGCACGATTTGCGATGCGGTCGCCGTGCCAATCGGCATCTTCAAGATGATGTGCAGGTACGACCCTGGCTCCACCATGATCGGCGCATCAAGGTTCACGTCCACAGGCGATGCCGCTGCTCCGATAGCCGCACCCACGGCAAACGACTGTACGCCAAGCGCAAGCCTACGCGGGCCACGAGTGCCACCCGTCGCAGAATCCGTTGTTGCCAGCGATACCGCAGTAGTGCCGACGCCTAGCACCCACTCCAGCACAGTTGCCGTAGTTGCGACCGCCGCCCCGGTGTTGAACGTCTCGATACGCACGCCGCGCACCATCAGCGCTTTGCCGGGGATGACTGCCGTACCTGCCGGAACGAGATAGGCGAACAGCGCGTAGTCCGTCTCTGCGCCCGCCACCGCCGCGAACTGGAACCGGCCGCCAAGCGTTGTATAGCCGGCTGCCGTGTTGCTCAGCGTTGCAGAGGCCGCCGCCGCGCTGTTGGAGAAGTTTGCCGTCATCGCAACCGTGGTGCCGTCCGGAGCCTGAATGCTGCTCAGCCCCATGCCGCTCTGCTGCGTAGCCCACAGGCGCGTGGTCGCTGCGTCGCCTGTCGAAATGTTGACGGCACCGAAGTACATCTGTTGCGCAGAAGTGGTCACCGCGCTGTTATAGCAGCGCATCAGCAGCGGCAGACTCTGCGACAGGCAGGGTCCGCTGTTGGCAGTCGGCGTGTCCACGTAGCCCAGCATGATCGGAACGCCGGCAATCTCTTTCCAGAACTCGGTCCGGTCGTTGTGGACTACGATCAAGTAGTGTTTGAGTTCGCCGAGCGTGTACGCAGTGAGCACATCCGTCTGCGTTTCTGCGCCGTTGTTGTTCACCACACCACGAAGCTCGCCCGCCCCGTTCAGGCGGAAAAACACGCCGTCAGTCGGCGCCGTCGTTCCGGACGCAATCCCGAGCCCAAACTCACATACGTTGTTGGTCTGCGGCGCAGCGGCAAAGCCGATCCACATATCCACGTAAAGCGGATACGTCCCGATAACCGGGAAACTGCGATACGTCTGCATCCTCGAAACCGCGCCGGATGCCGTGGATGAACCGCCGTTGAACACGAACCGGCCGCCAGTCTGCGTAATCGTCATCGTGGACGTCACGCCAAGATAGCGGCTCGTGTTGAACACGGTATGCGACAGCACATCGTTCCACAGCACCGAATCCAGGCCGACACGCAGCCTGTAATCCGGGCTGACGTCATGCGGGCGCACGGTTCTAGCAACACCGCTACTGCCGTCCGTGACTTCCCCGGAAGCAACCGCGTAGCCAGCCGTATCAACGTCATCCGTGCGCAGATTGACGCGCAGGTTGTTTGCGCTATCGACCTCGGCGACGTTGCCGCTTGTGTTGCCCTCTATCCTGAATCCGGCCATTCTCTAAGCTCCTAGGCGCCCCGCGTCCATACCCAACGCGCCGCAAATTCGCCAGTCAGGCGCCAATCGGTTGATGCTGTTACCGTGAATCCAGTACCCGCCACCACAGAGCCGCACGCCAGTTTGATCGGCACCACGGCATGCTCGTAAGCGTTGTGGTCCGCCGTGGAGTCAGTCATCAGCCACGCCTCGACCAGCGCGTCGGCAGGGATGTCCGTTTCCCCAGTCACGTTCGCCGTAATCACGTTCGTCCCAGGGGCTGCGCCAAAGTCCAGCGTCACGGTGCCGAAGTTGGAAGAAAGCGTCATTCCGCCCCCTCGATCTCGACCCGACGCGCGCCACCGTCAGCGCTTTGCACGTCGCCGCCGATGATGTTGCCTTCCTCGTCAAGGATCGGGCGGATTACCTTGGTTTGCGCACCCTTCACGGCCTTTGCAATCGCTTCCTGCGTGCGCGTCGCCTGCTTACGAATCTCGGCCACCAGCCCGCTATCGTCGCGCGGCTCGCCGATCTTGCTGGCAACCTGCGCCAGCAAGACCGACATATCCCCAAGCGCCCGCGTCTGCGCCTGCGTCGCCTCCGCCAGCATCGCCGATTGCTGGGCAATGGCCTGCGACTGCTGCATCATCAGGGCGGCCTCGCGCTGCTCTGCTGCTTCCATGCGGGCCAGTGCTTCGGCCTCCTTGCGCTCGGCAGCGGCTTTGCGCTCCTTCTCGTCCTCGCCTTCCAGATCCTCGTCTACCTCGGGAACAGGCCTGCCAGCCGCTACGGCTTCGCGTACCGCGTCCTTGTGCTCCTTGAGCCTCAAAGCCAGCACCGCCATGGCCTCGCGCTTGGAAGCATCGAAAACGGCTTTTTCGGCCTGCAGCCGCGCGGACTCGCCAACGTCCGGCTGATCCTGCGGCACGGTCGCCCGCAACTCCTGCTTGGCCTGCATCGTCGCCAGCGTAAGCCGTGCTTCGATTTCCTTCGCGCGGGCCTCCAGTACCTTGCGCTCGGCCGCGAGAGACTTGAGTTCGGCCGCGACTTCCTTGGCTTTCGAGTCGAGTTCCTTGTCGCGTTCGTCCATCTTCGCGTCGATCTGCTGAAGCATCTGCTCGCGCTGCTGGATCTCGGCTGCGCGCTGCTGGATCTGCCCCATCGCCGCGCGCAGTTGCTCCGGCGAGCCCTGATCTTCCTCCTGACTCTCGGCCTGCAGGATCTGAGGCGGCAGGAACGCCTTCAGGCGCTTCGCAAGCATCTCCGCGCCCGGCGCATCGAAGTTGCGGATGATGATGTCTCCGGCCTTCTGCATCAGCGTCGGATCGGCCTGCGCAAGCTGCGTCATGAACGCCTGCGCCTCCATCCGCTTCGTGCTGAAGCTCGGTCCGACCGTGACCGTCACGTCGTACCGCCCCACCCCGAGGTTGTAGACGCGCTCGATCTTGTCGGCGAGCCGCACCTTGGTGGTTGCCTGCGGCAGCGATTGACTGAGCCGCACCGTCGAAGCCTCGCCATCCTCGCCGAGAATCCGCGCGATCTTGCGGGGACCGTAGAGCTTCGGCACCCACTCGACCAGCATCCGGCCCTCGTGCGCTACCGTCTTGGCCAGGTTGTCCGGGTAGTGAAACGTGCCGGTGTCCGACTCGTGCTGCTGCGCGAGCTCCTGCTTGCCCGACGTCGCATTCCCTCGCGCGCCGATCGCCGCCGAGTACATGCCGAGCGACTTCTTGATGTCGTCGGTCGCGGACATCTCCGCTTGCAGAATGCCGGCCGGAATCGGCACCGGTTGATTGCGCGTCGGAGGCGGCAGAGGGTTTCCCTCGCCGTCCGTGCTCGCATACGGGAGGTAGCCGTAGTTGACCTTGTTCGCGAGCGCCCAGAACTGCTTGTAGGGCTCGAACGACCGCGCATCGCCGATCCACTGCGCCTTCGCCGCGGACTCGATCCACTCGACCTCTGCGGACTTCAGGAAGTTGTAGTACCTCTGCGGGTCCTTGGCGAACCGGATGAGGCCCCATCGGTGGACCTTGCCGTCCACGCGCGCCACGTTGCCGATGACCGGAAACACCGGGATCACGCTGCCGATCAACTCTCTGTGCTCGAGTTCCTCGTCTCCGCTGAGTTTGCACCAGTAGACGTAGGGCACGTCGACCGGCCGCTCCCTACTCAGGTCGGGCAGGGCTTCTCCCGCTGCGACCCTGCGCGCGGCCTCAGACTCCAGCAGGATGGTCCCGTCGACCAACATGAACAGCTTGTCCGGCCGGGTGCGGATCGTGTAGTGCTCGGCGAGGATGATCGAATCCTCTCCATCCTTGATCTGCGACTCGCCCCACGAGACCTCTTTGGCGCCCTTGTACTGCTTCTTGAACGCCGCCAGCGGCGTCGTGGAGCAGATGAGCACGTTGCGCAGGTCGCTGCCGTCCAGCGCCTTGAAATCGTCGTGGTAGACGTTCCACGGCTCGTCGAAACCCTGGTAGACGGGCTCCTGATCGAAGCTCATTGCGCTGGCGTAGTCGGTCTTGACCCGATACCAGCCGAGACCATGCACCGCTGCATGCTCGGCCGCGATGTCCCGCGCGTCGATGGCCTTGCCGACGTCCTGCGCGTGACGGATGATGCCGTCGTAAATCTCTGCCGTGTCCTCGTCGCTCTTGTCGTCGACCGGGCGCACCTTCACGCTCGGTCGGTTCTGGCGCATGTCGTTGATGAGTTGGTTGAGGTACTGCGGGATCTGGTTGACCGATAGCGTCGACTGGCCTAGGTTGACCCGCTGCTCGCGGCGCATCCACGTGGCGTCCCACTGCTCGCCCATCCGGAAGCGGATGTCGTCGGCCGCGTTCTGACGGTTCTCGCCCTCGCGCGACAGGCAGTCGTCGTAGATGTCCTGCGCGTCCTTGATGGCGTCGGCGTCTTTCATGCCGCCCTCATCTCGCCCGGATTCAGCGCCGGCCACTCGATGGCCTTGTTGCGCCGCGCGCCCTCGCAGGCGTAGCGCAGAGCATCGATGACGTGGTTATCCTTGTCCTGCAGTTTCGGCAGCACAAGCGATGTGAGCGGATCGATCTGGTAGCTGTAGGCCGTCAGTTCGTCGGCCGTGTGCTTGCAGCGCGGATGCACCACGATGTCGAACGACTGCAGGAACGCGACGCCCTCCTCCAAGCTGCGCGCACCCTTGATCGCGGCGAGCATCTTCGGGAAGCCGTGCCGCTGCATGTAGCTGATCGTCTCCGGCCGCGCACTGTCGGCGACGGTCGGCCACCGCTCTGCCTCGGGCACGGTGCGGAACAAGTCCGGCCGGAAATCGACCTCGCACCCGACGCGGTACGCCTCGTGCGTCACGTAAAGCGTGCGACCGACGATCGCGCACTGCACGAGCACGGACGGATCGACCGAGAAGCCCCAGTCCGCCCCCTGCCGCAGGATCCACGCGGGGTCGATCTCGAATTCCTCGATCTTCCAGTTGCGGAAAACGCGCGCTTCGCTGTTGCGGACGTACTTGCCTTCCCACACCCACGCGAACTTGTCGGGATCGCGGCGACGGTCGTATTCGAGTTCCGTGCGCATCTCGGGAGAGAGGAACGGATTGTCGCGGTACGTCGTGCCGATGACGACGGCATCGGGTGGCGGGGTTTCACCACGCAGCAGCGCGTCGACTGGATCTGTTGGGTTCTCCGGGTTCCAGCTCATCCACAGTTGCGAGCCTGGCTTGCGGATGGTCGGGCGAAGGATGGTCAGGCTGCGATCGCTGGCCTTATGCGCCTCCTCGAACCACGCGCGGTCGAAGGACTCCAGCGACTTGATCGAATCTGCGGTGTGATTCTGCATCCCCTCGAAGATGATCACGCCGCCGCGCTTCGTCTTGATGATGCGGTCCTGCACGTCGAAGTAGTAGCCGGCGTTCATGTCGGCGATCTTCGACTCCAGCAGCTTCTTCACGCTGAACTTCAGGTCCTTCTGCACCTCGCGCAGGCACACGTTATCCAAGCGCTCGCAGATGTTCTCTTCGATCATGAGACCGGCGAAAAAGTGCGACTTGCCAGATCCTCGGCCACCGTGCGCGCCCTTGTAGCGCGCGGGCTTCAGAAGCGGCAGGTATGCGCGCGGCGTGTCGATCACGCGCACGCCGCCGTCAGGCATCGGAGCCCTCGACGACCTTGCGCCGAACCTCGGCGATCACGTGCAGCGGATTGTCGGGGTCGCCGATGATCGCTTGCGCAGGCTTGCCGTCGAGGCGGTCGCCGATCTCGCGCCAGGCGTCGCGGTCGCCCGCCATTGCGGCGGAAACGACTTGATCTGCGATTGGATTCAGTCCGGAGTCGACGTCACCATCGCCAGCGCGCGCAAGAGCGCGCTCCAGCGCCTTCTGCCATCGCTTGGCCTTTGCAGCATACTGATTTCCAACGGCAGCGGCCATCGAAGTAACTTCGCCCAAGTCGTTGACGGTCTTGGCGCGAGTTCTACCGCAAAACTCGTAACTAGGGGGTTACGTTTTCCGGAATATTTGCTGTCGGGATGTCCACTGTCCGTGCATCCAGTGCCAGAAGCCGCAGCGCGTACTCCGTGTCCGGGACGGTGCCATTGCGCCACCTCCAGACGGTCATGCGGGAGACGGAAAGCTCGGCGCGGACGTTGATGCCGCGCTTGTCCAGGCGGATAAGCAGGGCTGGCCAGTCGGTCACAGGAAGCCAATCCTTCGCGCGGGCTCGGTGGGGCGCCAGCCGGTGATCTCCTCCACCACGTCATGCAGCCTATCTACCGCTGACCGGCCCGGCTCATCCGACGACACGGAGTGCGCCGATCCGATCGAGCCAGGCCCCGGATAGTCCCAGTGGTCGAATACGTCTGCGACAATCACGCCACAGCTCCCGCGATCAACGCCCGATCAACAGGCGAGCACCGTCTGAGAAAACCGTCCTCCTGCCGCACGCTCTGGCTGCCGAAGCGGGCGAGCAGGATGGCCTCGGCCCTGCCGTGGTCCTTCTTCCGCGCGAGGTCTGGGCAGGATGGGTAAAGGCGAATGGCGCAGGCTCGGCTGCCGTCCTTTTCGGCCCCGATGAGGCCGTACGACTTCTTCCATCGCTGCGGCTCGACGCGCTCGACGCTGATGCCGAGGGCCTCGAGCACGCCGCGGATGCAGCCGCGCGAATCGCCCAGGCTCATCATGCTGGACACACCCTGCCCCGGCATCGCGTGGACCTCCTCGACAACGGCGCAGCGGATGTCCGCGACGTGCAGCCGCAGCAGCCGTGCGAGCGCGCTGCCGTCGATCTCGTTGGCCTTGCGCGACTTCTTGCCGGCGTCGCGGATCGGCATGTCCTCGACCCACAGGAGATTGCCGCGCCCGTCGACTGCTGCCACTGCGCCCCCGATGCCGGGGTCGATTCCGATGATGATCACGCCGCCCTCCGCTCGTTCGCCACGCTGGCCCTGATCCGCTCCGTGACCCCGTGGCGCGGGTCCGTGGCCGGCAACTGCCGCTCGGCAGGAAGTCCGTGCACGACCCAGCACCGGACCCGGCTCCGGGGCTCCTGCAGATCCCTCACGCCTCCCTCGTAGCGCCGTCCGTCCGCGGTGAGGGGAGCGTCGTCCAGGGCTTCGCAGTCCAGCCAGACCGGGGAGATGGGGGTCATGCCGCGTACCTCCCGCCTGGGCCGTTCTCGCGGAAGAATCCCTCGTACGCCCGATCCCAGTCCGCGTAGACCCAGCCCCTGGCTCTGGCCTTCGTCGCGAATAGCTCGTGCTGCCTCTGCGCCCAGTCCTCGCTCAACCCATGCTCGGCAAGGAAGCGGTTCACCCATGCGAGCGTGGTGTCGCTTGGCGTCCATCCCTCCGGCATCGGTCGCTTCACCGGTCGCTTCTCGCGCTTGGCCTTGCCGACGATTTCCATCGCGTCGTGGCCGTTCGGCGCGGGCTCCCCCATCGCGTCAGCGAGGGGGGTAGGGGGGGTTAGGTTTACTGGTGAAGGTGATGGTGTATTCGGATGCCTGTGCGGATCGTCTGCGGTTGCTATGCGGTTGCTACCAGCATTCGCACTGGCATCCGCAGTAGCATCCGCACTGCCTTTGCCATATCTCGCCGATGCGCCCGCCTTGCCGGCCGCCTGCTTTTTCTGCTGGCTTTCGACTGCGATCGCAAGCTCCGCGTTGAGCCGTTTCTGCCTCCAGATGCCGCCCTCGACGTGAAAGAAGGCGGCGAGCACGGGCTTGTGCTTCTTCCACTGCTGCGGCGAAACCTTGGCGACGGCTGCGAGCTGGCTGTCGTCGTC